CACAATTGATAGAAATCAATTAGTTGGACAATTATTCTTACAACCTACAAGAACTGCTGAGTTTATTGTATTAGACTTTACAATACAACCTACAGGTGCTTCTTTTCCAGAGTAATAGTTAGTCAAAATAACTAAAGAAAAAGGGATTTATAGAAATATAAATCCCTTTTTTTTATATTTATTGATATTTATATATGAAGTCATAAAAGTACAATAAAATTTATATATTAGGAGAAATTAAATGGCTGTAGGAGAATTAATAGAACCAAATGATTTGATGTTTAGGAATTGGGAGCCTAAATTAAAAAATAGATATATTATGAACATTGATGGTATAAATGCTTATTTAGTAAAAAGTATGAATAGACCATCAATAGAATCGGAAGAGGTTGCTCTACCACATATGAACGTAACAAGATATGTAAAAGGTAGAACACAATGGAGTCCGATTGATATTACTTTGTACGACCCAATCGTACCAAGTGGTGCACAACAAGTAATTGAATGGATTAGATTATCACACGAATCTGTAACAGGTAGAGATGGATACTCTGATTTTTACAAAAAAGACATTACATTTAACTTAGTAGGGCCTGTTGGTGATGTGGTTGAAGAATGGGAATTAGTTGGAGCATATATTCAATCAGCTAACTTTGGTGATTTATCTTTTGAAGATTCAACTCCTGTTGAAATCACTTGTACTTTAAGATATGATTACGCTGTACTTAAATTCTAATAAATTAAATAACCTAAATATATGATGAAAGAACCCTTGAAATAAAAATCAAGGGTTTTTTTATTTTATATATATTTATATATGAAATGAGGATGTTAATATGAAAACAACATTTGACGAAATAATAGAAGTGGTTTTAGAACACGAAGGTGGTTATGTAAATGATCCAGATGATGCTGGTGGTGAAACCAAGTATGGTATAGCCAAAAGATGGTATCCAAGTGTAGATATTAAAAATCTCACTATAGAACAAGCCAAACACATATATCATACAGATTATTGGAAACCTGCTAAATGTGATTCAGTTCCCCCAAAATTAAGACATATTTATTTTGATATGTGTGTTAATTTTGGTAGAAGAGGAGCTGTAAAGGTTTTACAACAGGCTGCTAATTCTAAAAACAAAAATAAAATAGAAGTCGATGGTGGTATGGGGCCAATGACTTTAAATGCTATTCAAAACATCTCATTGGATAGAGTAAGAGCATACAGAGTTTTAAGATTCGCAAACATAGTTATAGATAAACCAAATCAAGAGAAATTTTGGTTAGGATGGTTTAGAAGAGCAACGGAGGTATAAAATGTCAGAAGAACAAAAGTTTCCAAGTGAAATGATTGATTTACCAAGTAAAGGTAAGTTATATTCAAAAGAATCACCTTTATCAGAGGGTAAAATAGAAATTAAATATATGACGGCTAAAGAAGAGGATATATTGACATCACAGAATTTAATTAAAAAAGGTGTGGTAATTGATAAGTTATTAGACTCATTAATTTTAACAAAAGGTGTAAAATGTGATGACTTAATTTTAGGTGATAAGAATGCAGTTATGGTTGCTGCTAGAATATTAGCATATGGGCCAGAATATACATGTGAAGTGACAACACCAACTGGTGAGACATCAGAACAAACTTTTAATTTAGCTGATTGTCCTTTTAAACACATTGATGAGAGTATAACTGAAAATTTATTTGAATGTGAACTACCTATTTCTAAAAAGAAGATTAAATTTAGTTTACTTACTGGAAAAGATGAAAGAATGATTGAGAAAGATTTACAAGCTTCAAGAAAAGTAGGAGTTGGAGTTACACCAGAATTAACCACAAGATTGAGATATTTAATCAAAGAAGTAGATGGTGATAATTCACAATCACTTATAAATCAAACAGCTACAAATATGTTAGCTAGAGATTCAGTATTTTTAAGAGAAGAATTGGTAAAAAATTCTCCTGACATTGATTTATCTCAAGAAATAGAAATAGAAGGAGAAACCGTCAAGGTAGATATACCTATGACGGTTGGGTTTTTTTGGCCTAAAGCCGGAGGATAAACCTCAAATTCATAAACAAATTTTTCAATTAATGTACTATGGAGTTGGCTTCACACATTCCGACATATATAGTATGCCTATTTATTTAAGAAAGTTTTATTATCAAGAATTAGTCAATACTCGTAAAAAAGAAAATGATGAAATAAAAAAAGCTAATCAAAAATCTAATTTTTCAAAACCTGCAATCAATCCAAGATTTAAAAGGTAATTTTTCACATCTTTGATATTTATATATGAATAGATACATCTAATTAGGAGAGTATTATGTCAGAAAAAAAATCATATATGGATAAAGAAAATCTTTTAATCGAAGGATTTTTTGATAAACTTGGAAAATTTTTCAAAGCTTACAAACATGTAAAAAAAGAAAAAACACTTCTAAAAAATCCAGCTATAGCTAAACAAGTCAAAGATATTAATAAAAAGATAGATAACCTACAAAGTGACATGCAAAAAAGAGCAAAAGAGTTAGGAATAAAACTTCCGAGTATGAAGTAGAGATAATCAATGGCTGATGAAAGAAAAAGACAAGAATTAATTAGTAAAGCTTCTAAAGAAAGATTAAGGATAGCGCAAGCTAACGAAGAAAGTCTCAAAAAGGAAAAAGAAAACCTTAAAGAGATGGTCCGTCTCAATCAAGAATTAACTAAAACTCAACAAAAAAAATATGATGCCATAGTTAAAGCTGAGAAAAAAGAAGAAGCAATAAAAAAGAAAAAAGAAAAACAACTTGAATTAGAAAAAAAACAAGTAGCAGAACAAGAAAGAAAAGATAAACTTGATAACAATCATGCAAAAAATCTTAATAAATTAGTTCAACTAAATAGAAAAAATCAAGGTTTTTCAAAAAATATGTTTGGCCTAACAACAAAGGTAAATTCAGTTGCTAAAGATAATATTGCAATATTAAATGAAGAAAACAAAAATAAAAGTATTTCATCAGATTTGAGTAAAACTTTAACTGATTCTACGATGGAGTTAGCAAATGGAAATTTAGATTTATTAGGTTTGAAAGACCAAGAAAAAGCACTTCAAGAAGAATTAATAGGTTTAGATGCAGAAAAAGATGCAGAAGCTATAAAAGCTATAAATAGAACTCTTCAATTAAATCAAATTGAACAAGATAGAAAAAAAATAAATGAATCAGTAAACGAAGCTTTAAAACAAGGTGATAGTTTAATTGGTGGTATGGGTGGAAAAATAAAAGGATTTATAATGAATCCAATGACTGCGATAGTTGCTTTAGCTATAGCTTTTGGTAGTCAATTATCTCAAATAGGTGATGAATTTGGTGCTATGGGTGTGACTGAATTTAGGTCAGAGTTGATGGGTGCATCCGCTGAATTTACACGAATTGGATTAGAGGGAAAAGAAGCTGGAACAAGTGTTCGATTTTTATCTGATAATTTTGGAATCGCATTTGATAAATCTATAGAATTAGCTGATTCAGTTGGTGATTTAGCAAAATCAACTGGAATGGCTACAGCTGATAGTGCTAAATTAGTTGGATTGTTTACTGAAATTGGAGGATTGACTGAACAAGGTGCGTTAGAACTTGCAAAACAAGCTGAATCTTTAGCTGTCGCGAATGGAGTTGCACCAAATACCGTATTAAAAGATATAGCTCAAAATTCAGAAACATTTGCTAAGTTTTCAGGTACTGGAGCTGAGCGTTTAACAAGAGCTGCAATTCAAGCGAGAAAACTTGGTGTAGAATTTTCTGCTATTGCTGGTGCAGCTGAGGGAATGTTAGATTTTCAAACATCATTAAACGCTGAGGTAGAAGCTTCAGTTATGTTAGGTAGAAATTTAAATTTACAAAAAGCTCGAGAATTATCTTTAGCTGGTGACATTGAAGGATTCCAAAAAGAAATTTTAAAACAAGTTGGTAGTCAAGCTGAATTTGACAAAATGAATGTATTACAGAAAAATGCACTAGCTAAAGCTACTGGATTAACTGTAGAACAATTATCTAAAATGGTTTCTAAAGAAAAAGAAGCGGTAACTTTACAAGGTGCATTAGATAAACAAAAAATAGGAGACATAGTACCTGAAAAAACAATAGATGCATTTGCACAATTAATAAATCAAATGAAAGCTGTTGGAATACAATTAGCAAATACACTTGGACCTGTATTTATGGGATTTGGAAACATAGTAGCAACGGTATTAGGATTCCTTGATAATTTTCATGGGGTGACTATATTAGTTGGAACTGCATTAGCAGCAATGACAATAAATACTATAGCAGCCACTGCAGCTACAACAAAGAAAGCATTAGCTACATTGGGATTAGTTGCTGCAAAAGAAGCTGAAACTGCTGCAGAAGCAAAAAGTCAAATGGTAGAAAAAGCAGGATTTGCAACTTCTATTAAATCTATAGCTCTTGGTATGAAAAAAGCAATTGTTGGATTTTTTAATGCTGCTTCATTAGCCTCAACTGCTACTTTTGGACTTGGAACTGTAGCGTTTGTCGCTATAGCCGCAGCAGCTGTTGGAGCTATGATGGCTTCAATGGCCGGATTAGAAACTGGTACACCATTGGGTGGTGTCAAAGAGGGAAGTATTGAAGCGTTACATCCAGGTGAAACAGTTCTAAATAAAGATGATACAGCTATGTTAGCATCATCATTAAGTGCCGTTAGGGGTGGGGGTTCAACTGTTGTAAACAATGATACATCAGCTATAGAAAAACAAGGTATGGAGACAAATACAAAATTAGACCAATTGATTAGTGTTATGATAGAGCAACCAAAACAAATAGGTAAAAAAGTAAATTCAGGATTCGCTGCAGCGAAAAATTCATAGTGGAGAAATAAATTGTCTTTTAAAAATTTAAAACATATATTTGAAGAACAAGGGACTAACACAGGTGGAGGGAAAAAAGCATTCTTTGAAGCACCTGCGGGAGGACCAATACCACAACCATACAGTGGTAATCCACCTAATTCTAATCTGATAGATTTTAACACTAATAGTAATACTTTACAAAAAGCATTTTTTCCAGAAATACCACAACCATACAGTGGTAATCCACCTAATTCTAATTTGATAGATTTTAATAGTAACAATGATAATTTTCCAACAACTATTCCTACTAATCCAAGTAGTGTATTTAACAGTAGTTCACCAATAAATTCTTTTAATACTACACCAATTAATGAATTATTTTCAGAGTCTGCTTTTCCAACTAATTATACACCTCAAAATACTTTAAACGCTGATGGTAATTTTGTAAACAATGATATTCTTGCAAACCAAACTTGGGGTAGATTGTATAATGATGACCACACTTCAATAGATGTTACTAATCCAAGTCCAAGAAGTTCAAATCCATTTCAACCAAGAGGTGGTGGTTTGAATATTAGAAATGAAAATCCTAATTTTGCAAGAACTGATTTAGTTGGATTTGGTCAGGGTGAACCATATATTGTAAGTAAAATACCAGCTGAGGAGGGTGGAAGTTTTTTAAATGGAAGACTTATAAACTTTGGGACTCGTAATCTTCCACCTGCGAGGGCTCTTACAGATACTTTGAGAATTGGTAAATATTTAACATCACCAAAAGGATTACTCAATATAGCTTTAAAAAATGCTGATTTAATTATACCACAGACTGTAGTTAGGAAAGAGGATAAATTAATTAGAGTTCCTCAAAGATTTAATACTGGATATAATCCACTTTCAACTTTAGCTGCTGTATCACCAATAGCTAGACTTATTGGACACGGTCCGTTTACTGCACATCGTTCAGGATTTACAGGTGAATACCAAGCTACGGATATTATAATAGATGCTTTGGGTGATAGGCCACAATACAATATAAACGATACGTTCACAAAATCTACAGATGATGGTTCTTCGGATGGTTTGTTTTCATTAAGTAATTTAGGAGATTTTTTCACACCAGGTGGTACAGTCAAAAAGACTTCTTCTGGTGACAAAATGACTTTAGCTAAAATGATAAAAGGTAATACATTAGATATAAAAAGTGGACAAACAGTTGGACTTGATAAAGAAAATACACTTAATTTTAATGTAGAATCAAAAAAAGAAGGAATGCCATTTTATTTTAAAGATTTAAGAGATAAATCTTACATATTTTTTAGAGCGTATTTGGATGGTATAACTGAAGCAGTTTCACCATCTTGGGCTGAAACAAATTATATTGGAAGAAGTGAACCTGTTTATGTTTACGAAAGAGCCACAAGAGAGATTTCATTTAATTTAACATTATTTGCACAAACAGAAAAAGAATTACAAAGGATATATGAAAAAATGAATAAATTAACATCATTGTGTTATCCTGAATATGCAAAAGATGAATTTTTATCAACCACATTATCGACTGATTCAACTAAAGTAACTAAAACAAGAATGAAACCACCATTGATGAAATTAAGAATGGGTGATTTATATGGTAGAGGTAAAAACACTAATGGTACTGATGGTGGACTGATTGGTTTTTTAGGTAGCTTGTCATACACCATACCAGACAATGCAACTTATGAAACTGCAAATGGGAAAAAAGTTCCTAAATATATTCAGGCTGCTATAACTTATAAAGTGATACATAATGAGGCACCAAATATGGATACAAAATTTTATGGATACCATGGCCAAGAACTTAGCGGAGACTAATAATGAGTAGATATGTAAACACTAAACTTTCTTTCAAAAATAAAAAAAATTATTTAACAACAACAATATATGAAAAAGTACCTGAAAGAGATTCAGACCAATACTTCATCGCAACAGAGGGTGATAGGTGTGACACTCTAGCATATCAATTTTATGGTAATTCAAACTTGTGGTGGTTTATAGCTAGAGTAAATAATTTAAAAACAAACAACATTCCACCAGGAACATCTTTAAGGATACCTATTGACACAACATTTGCAAAAGGGTTATAGAAATGATAAATAAAAGAATATTTGGTGCTGACATACCAATAATGGTTAAGAAAAAACTTGAAGCTAGACAAAAAGTAGCTGAAGGTAACAAACTTCCTAATGAATCCATTACAGATTCGAAATATCCAGATGATAGAAAAAGTTATTATAAATATGATGAATTAATAAATAGTGATTTTGAAATGGAAGCTGATTTATCATCTCGAACTTCATTTGCTAGAATGTGGACTGCTGTGGCTTTGGTTAGACCTCTTGATGTTGACATAGATGAAGAGTTAAAAAATAAAACATATGACCAACTTACCGATGAACAGAAAAAAGGTTATAAAACCATCACTCATAAAATATATGCTTTAGGAACAAATAATTTATCAAATGTTGATAATATTCAAAATCCAAATCAATCACTTGATAATGTAAGTGAATTAAATTATGCAATTTTTCCAGAAGAATTGGGACAAAAGCAAATAGGTGATGTTACTATTGAAGGTAATAAATTTTTAAAACCTCAAGCTGGAATAACAAGTGTTTCAAGTGAAACTGGTGGTACATTGGGTTCAATAAAAACCACAGAAGTTAAATTTATGGTTCACAACTTTACAGATTATGACCAAATATATAATAAATATTTTTTAAGGCCAGGTGCACAGATATTTGTAGATTTTGGTTGGAGTAGTCAGAAAACACCATTGTATAATCCGTCTGAATTATTAGATGACTCCGATGGTATTGGTGTTGAAAAAAAATTATATGGAGAAAAAGAACTTGGTGATACACCAAAGGATGGTTATGTTACAGAACAAGGTGGTGATTTAGAAACATTAATAGGAATTGTAACTGGGTATGATTCAAAAATTATGGAAAATGGTAGTGTTGAATGTACAGTAACTTTGACATCTAAAAATTCAGCCTTAAACTTATCACCAAAACTTCCATCTGAAAGTATTGAAACAACCAATGCAAAATTTGAATTTGATATAGATAATTTAATTAAATTTGAAGCTATTTATAAGTTAGCAAATAAAGACACTCGAACAAATATTATGAACGCTTTAAAGAAAGCTAATCCAAGTACTGCCACAAGAGAGAAAGCTGCTTTTGAAGCATATATAAGTGAATTAGCTTTTACTTCATTTGGGGGAAAGGGTGATTTTAATCCAACTACACTAGCCATAGAATCGGGAGTGTTTTTAGTTGGAGATGACGCTACATCAGCTGACCAATATATAGCTTGGGGAGTGATAGAAGATGAAATATTAAACAAATATTTTGGACATGGTGATAATCAACAAAAAATTAATGAGGGTGAAAATTTAGAAATAGGAATAAATTCTTCAAAGTCATTTACAATTTACCACAAGAGCTTCAATCTGACGCAAAGAGAAGTTCCTACAGCGCCAAATTTTGTTGTACCACCTTATTGGGATAGATCTTCACAAAATGATTTAAAAAGTGGTGGTATGGGTAAAGCTGGTAGAAATTATGAGGAAAGAAGAAATGATTTTATTGTAGATTCTAATAATACAAGGTCAGCAGAAAGCTTTGATAAACAAATGGAAGGAGTAATAGCAGACTTGGATTCATTTATAGAAAATATTAATTTTAATGTTGGTTCAACTCAGTATTTTGTGAAACATCCAAATTCTAAAACACCAATTAGTAAATTTGACGCCGATAGATTTAGAGTACCAATTAGAGAAATATTTGTAAATGTTAGTGTTGTTAAAAAAGCATTCTTAAATGATAATAACAATACATTTAAAGCTGTTGTTACTGAAATGTTAGATGCAATTAATGAAGAATCATATGGAATTTGGAATTGGATTTTAGCTAGTGATGGTGACAGTAACAAACTTTCCGTCATTGATACAAATCAATTAGGAATAGCAGAGGCTAAAGAAGAAAACAGATTCGAAAAAACATTTATGTTTAATGTAATGAGTAAAGATTCTATAGTAAAATCTTATGATGTAGAATTTTCAATGCCTGAGGGTGAAATAGGTTCAATGTATGCTATTCAAGCTATGTCTGGTACAAGTAAAAAATTATATCCTATAAGCACTTTAATAGAGGAACAGGCGACTTTACAAAGTTTATTAAGTAAAGTTGGAGAGGAAAGTGGTAAACTAAGATTTAGATATTTACCTGATATAGGAACATACAATGCTGAACAAATGGATAAAGATTCTGAGGATAGTGCTAAATATAATGCTCTGTATCAAACAGCTGCAAACGTCATAGGTCGACCATCTGGTACACCAAAAGCTTATGGAATTAATTTTGATCCAGATAACAAATTTGAATCATTTGTTTCAGGAGAGTCAGAAGACCTTGACACATCTTCACAAGACGCTTTGAATCAAAAACAAATAGAACAGAACAAAAAATATAATGAAGACAAAGGTTATAAACATCGTTCACCTGAAGAAATAAGAAGGGCTGCTATTGTTGGAGCTTATGAAGCTGAAGCTTTACCGAAACCAATGCCTTTCCCAATGAAATTAGGATTAACCACATATGGAATCAGTACTTTAAAACCGGGTGATATATTTAGGGTTGATTATTTACCTCAAGTCTATTTAGAAAAAGTTTATTTTCAAATTTTAAATGTTTCTCATGAAGTAGATTCAAGTGGTTGGTATACAAGTTTAGAAACACAGTTTAGAATTAAACCAGAGGAAGTAGATAATCCAATAATTAAAAATGCTAAAACCAAAGAACCTTTAACGGAAGGTGAGATGAAACAACTTGTTGCTCCTGATACAACTGTTGAAGATAAGTATGGTAATACTAAAGGAGATACTTATAAAAAAATAGATGTAGTTGAAATAGGGAAAGACCCATTATTAAAACCCGGTGGAACAATTGATGATAGTATGGCGTATAGATACAAACGTAAGTATTTGGGTCATTGTACTTGGACTTCTTTGCCTGATTATCAAACATATCATATACCTAAACATGGTTTCTTTCATAATGATGGTTGGGCTGCAATTAAACACAAAGAGAAAAGACATAATGGTCAGACAACAAAACTCACCTCTGGAGGAATAATGGGTGATAATTTTAACATAGCTAAAAACACTAACATTAAATACATTATGAATTATGAACGATTAATTCCACATATGTTAACCGTATGGAATGAATTTTTTAATTTACCCGATGGTTATCCAAACAACCTAAACTTTTTATATAAAGTAACACTTACTGTTCCCAAAAAATATCGTGGTATTTTAATATCAAATCCTATGTATTATTGGGATGAGGGTGTTGGTAGTAACAGATATAATGGATATGGTTATTCTCCTAATTTTAACTCAAGAGGAGTAACAGATACACATTCTAAACATGCAAGAACTGGAAGTGGAAATTATGCAAAGTATGGATATGTGAGAGGTATATACGTTCATGGTGAGCAGGTATGGTTTGGTGGAAGAACTAATACTGGTAAAGATGGTGCACCAGATGGGGAAACTCATTGGTTTGTTGCACCATGTGGAACATATGATGAAGATGTATGGAAAGAAGTTTCATCAGAAACAAATCCAAACTCTAAGTTTGCCACAAGAAAGTATAGTGTAACCCAAATGTATGGAAATGGTGTGAAGGGATTTTCAAAAGCTCAGTTATTGAGATTATATGATAGATATGAAGGACAATCAATGGATAGAGAATGGAGTTATGATGAAGTCTCTGGTGAAGCAGCTCTTGAAGCAGGACCTACAATAGATTAAAAAAAGCTTGTTTTTTACAATAAAATGTTATATATTGTATTATGTATTATTGCGTTATACCTATATTTAAAGAACCATTCTTACATCCACTACACGAAAACAATGGATTATCAGCACTATGGGTTAAACATAAAGACGATAAATCATTCTTCATAATACAAAAACATCCTGATTCAGATAAGGTTTTAGAAGATTTCAAATGGTTGAATGAACACATAATTATCACGCCAGATAAAAAAAAATTAAATCATTTTTATCAATTTGACAATGTTGTTGATATTAATCATTCTTATTGGGAAGAGACAGCAAAACCATTTGAAAAACACATAACCAATAATGCAATAGATTTCTTGAGTAATAAGTTTTACAATGTAAAAAAACTTAACGAAATCATACCATTATCGAAAC